ATTTAAAAAAGAATATTATTTTGAAGATTTAAAAGATGAAAAGCCATTAAAATTTGATTTTGCTATTTTTCAAAATAATAAATTATTTTATTTAATTGAATTTGATGGTGAACAGCATTTTAAATATAAAAATACAGGCTGGAATACGCAAGATAATTTTATTAAAAGAAGAAAACATGATTTAATGAAAAATACTTATTGTTTTGAACATAATATTCCTTTAATTCGAATTCCTTATAATAAAAAATATAAATTAAAAGATTTAATATTAGAAACAACTACTTTTTTATTTAAAAAAGAGAATGAAAAAGAATATTATTCCTTGTAGTGAGCGAGCTGCATTGCAAAAATTTTTTAATTGTGAAGAATGGAAAGGGTAACATTAATGAACATAGATAAAATTAGAGCATTGACAGAAGAGAATAAAACAAGAATTTTAAGAGAAGAAATAGATTCTATTGAAAGTCAAATAGAAAAACAAGCCTATCAGGGACAAAATTCTTTATATTATTGCGATATATCCTATCCAAAAGAAATTAAAGAATATTTTTTAAAATTAGGATTTCAAACAAAAATTATTACTAATTTACATGATTATTGTGATAGTACAAAAGATATAGAGATAAGATGGTAGCAATCAAATAGGAGTAAAATATGAAAATTCAAAACTATGAAAAAGTGCGAGATTTATTAAGATCAAGAGAAAAACTAGATAAACTAAACAGAATATTCAACCGCCCCCTACCTCCTTCCCAGTATTTTTTGTCCATTAAAAAAATCGTTTTTCTCTCATAGAGATTTTGAAGCAATTTGTTTTTCTTCTTTTGATAAACAAACTCAAGAAGAGTTGAAAAAAAGTATTCAACAGGTAATTAACAAAAGATTAAAAGAAATTAAAGAGGAAGTAGAAAATATGTAAGCGGGAGGCAGCGCATCTTTCGTTTGATTTATATATAAAATTATGATATAATATTTGTATATCGTGAAATAAGAAAGTAAAGGAGTATTAGACATGGCTCAGAGAATGGAAATCCACGCTCATTCAGAATATTCTAACCTTAGACTTCTTGACTCTACTAACAGACTTCCCGCACTAGTTGACTATGCGGCAGAGATTGGTCTTGCGGGAATTGCTTTGACCGATCATGAGACTATAGCAGGCGCAGTTCAATGGAAGAAGCAAGAGAAGAGGATAAGAGAAAAGTATCCAGATTTTAAGTGCGTTATTGGCAATGAAATTTATCTTAAAAAAGAAAGAGATATGGGCGGGAAGTACCCTCACTTTATTTTATTGGCGAAGGATAAAGAAGGATTCCGCCAACTTAGAATTTTATCTTCTATCGCGTGGATGAACAGCTACTTTGATAGAGGAATGGAAAGAGTCGTAACTCTTAGAGAAGATATAGAAAAGACAATCGGCGGGAACCCGGGTCATGTGATTGCGTCTACAGCTTGTTTAGCAGGAACCGTGAATTCAAATGTCCTAGTTATGGAGAATGCTCGTAGAGTAGGTGATACAGAAACAGCAGAGAAAGCAAAGAATGAGATTATCGAGTTTGTACTCTGGTGTAAGAAAATCTTTGGTGAGGATTTCTATCTTGAAGTGGCACCCGCCGCAAACAAAGAGCAGATTATTGTAAATAAAAAAGTTGCTGAATTATCAAAAGTATTTAATGTAAAAATGATAATTGGTTCAGATTCTCATTATTTAAAGAAAGAAGATGCTGGGGTACATGAAGCATTTCTTAACTCTAAAGGCGGAGAGCGTGAGACAAAAGATTTTTATGAATATGCTTATCTTCAAACAGAAGAAGAAATAAAAGAGAATTTAACTCCTTCTATTGTTGATTTGTATGAAGATATGTGTGCAAACTCAATGGAAATCTTTAATAAAATAGAAGATTATTATTTAGATTATCCTCAACAAATTCCAAAAGTTGATGTGCCTTTTGTTGAAAAAGGATATTATACAATTAACGGAGTAACAAAAGAAGAATATCCAACTTTATATAGCATGGGTATCTCTGATGATAATGTTGAAAGATATTGGTTATCTGAATGTCTTGATACGTTAGTTAAAAAGCATCTAATAGCTGATAAAAGATATTTAGAAGAACTTGAACTTGAAGCAAAAATTAAAAGAATTGTAGGAGAAAGACTTAACACCAATATGTTTTATTATCCTATAACTCTTAAACATTATATTGATTTAATTTGGGAATGCGGGAGCCCGGTTGGTCCCGGTAGAGGTTCAGCTCCTACAGGTCTCAATCACTGGCTATTAGGAATCACACAGTACGACCCAATCAAGTATAAGCAGCAGTTTAGACGATACATGAACGAGGGTACGAGAGAATTAGGGGACATAGATATTGATATCTCACCGGCTAGACGTGGTTATATCATAGACCAGATTAAGAAGGAACGAGGCGAGCACTTCCGCAAAGATATAGACGATTTAAGTAAAAAGAATTTAGGAGCAGCTCTTGTTGCGACATTTGGTACAGCGACAACAAAGAAAGCTATCCAGATTGCTTGTAAAGGCTATCGTTCAGAAGAATATCCAGATGGTATTGATGTAGATACTTCACAGTATATTTCTTCTCTTGTTCCATCAGAAAGAGGGTTCGTATGGAGTCTTAAAGACTGTTATTACGGAAATAAAGAAAAAGACCGTAAACCAGTTCAGACATTTATAAATGCAGTAGATGAATATCCAGGTTTGTTCAATATTATGACAGGTATTGAGAATATGATTGTAAGTCGTAGTTCTCATGCGTCTGGAGTTATTTTTATGGACGAAGATCCATATCAGTTTGGTGCTTTTATGAGGACACCGAGCGGAGACATTATAACTCAGTTTGACCTTCATGATGCAGAAAGCATGGGGATGACGAAATACGATTTCTTGGTTACAAGTGCGATGGACAAGCTTACACAGGCAATTAGATTTTTACAAGAAGATAATCAGATTGACCCAAGCTTAAGTTTAAGAGAAGTATATGAAAAATATTTCCATCCAGATGTAATTAATTTTGAGGATGAAGAAGTGTGGGATTCAATCAAAAGGAACGATGTGCTTGATCTTTTCCAATTTGATTCAGTCGAAGGTGGCAAGGGCATAAAGTCAATTCAGCCAGATAACTTAACTGAGTTATCAAATGTTAATGGTTTAATTAGACTTGTAGCACCAGAGGGGTCAACTGAAAGACCAATAGAAAAGTATCAAAGATTTAAAGCAAATCCTCAACTTTGGTACGATGAAATGAAATCTTATGGTTTAACCGAAGAGAATGTTAAAACTTTAGAGAAATATTATAAGACAAGTTATGGTATTAGTATTTCACAGGAAAATTTCTTGTTTTCTCTCGGCGATGAAGGAGTGTGTGGTTGGGACTTCAGTAGATGTAATGATGCAAGACGTGTTATTTCTAAAAAGAAAATGGATAAACTTCCAATTCTCAGACAAGAAATAATAAATGATGCAGCAACCCCAGAGTTGGGAAAATATTATTGGGACCATGTAGTTCTTCCAATTTCGTCATATGCCTTTTCAGACCCACACGCATTGGCTTATGGTATGGTAGCATATCAAATGGCTTATATCGCAACAAAGTGGAATCCACTTTATTGGACAACCGCTTGTTTAGTTGTTAATAGTGAGAGTTTGGAGATTGAGTCTGATGACTTAGATGATGACGAACAGAAGAAAAAGAATAGAAACTGTGATTATGGTAGAATAGCGAGTGCGATTAGTAGAATTAAACAGAATGGTGTAGAAATATCTTTGATTAATATTAATACATCTGACTATGGATTTAAGCCTGATGTTGAAAATAATCGTATTCTTTATGGTCTTAAACCTTTAAGTAATATTAATGAGGAAACTATTGAACAAATTAAGGCGGGAAGACCTTATATCGGAATTAAGGACTTTATGAATAGATGTCCTCTTGGAAAGAAAGCAATGATAAATCTTATTAAGGCGGGAGCTTTTGATGAGGT